GAAAGAAAAATCCCCAATAGGCAACTGTATCTCAGTAATATTTCCATCTGCATCAGTAATTTTAAGAGTTATGATTCCATTATCAATACTATATTCTATAGTGTTTCCTTCTAGGGTCAAAGTCCCTTCTGTGCTAGGAGTTTCTCCGAATAAATTTTCTACTAATTGTCTTGATAATTGTGCATAGATTCGTGACTCAAGATTCCTTATAAATCTAGCTAATGTAGTATTTTCTTTATCTCTTTCTATTTGTTCTTGTATAGCTTTTAATTCTTCTTTGATACTCATTTTACGATTAAACTCTTGATTTTCTATCGTTAAATAATGTGAAGAAGTATTAATACCATTGAAAGAAGGGTTTTTAAATTTATGAACTATTTGGTCTGCCCATAAAGGATTTGTTAAAACTACAAGGAAAAAGAAAATACCAAGCAAACCTGCTATCCTGTAAATCCACGTATTATCAGTCTTTTCTTTGGTCATCTCTTTTTGCTTTAGCTATTTTACTACTATCTATTAAATTAGGTACTCCAAGTATAGTCTTAATTAAGGTATCTTGTCTAATTATTTCATTGTCTAAACTACGTACTCTATCTATTAAGGCTACTAATATACCATGTTGTGTATCTAATTTAGTACCTAATCTTTCTTCTATGGCGTTTATCTGACCTGCTACTTTTTCGTCAACAACATCTAATTTTTGTTCCATGCCGTCAACAATACGTATTACTAATTTATATATGAACCAACCAAGACCTATTGCCGCTGCTATAGGAAAACCAACTTCTTGTATAAGTGTTACAGCTTGTTCCATCAATAATCACCCCAGACTTTAGTTTTCTTTCCTCCATCATATTCCACAGCATGACCTTCTTTTATTAAAACATCGCATATATCTCTACCGTCTTCTGTATATGGTATGCCTAGAATACGACCATATTTACCTTTACCTAAAGATTTGACCTGTATTTTACCAAGACATAATTCTTTTAACCTTTCTTTAGCAGCAAGACCTAACTTCTTTTCAGCTAAATCTCTTGTTCTACTTTCAGGCGTATCTATTCCTGCAAGTCTTACGCGTTGTTTATGTAACTTTACATCAAAACCTAAATCTAATGTGCAGTCGAATGTATCGCCATCGACAATACGTTCTAACGTTGCATTATATACAAATGATTCAGGTGCTTTAGCCATTTAACACTTCCACCTTCTTCTAGCTTGTCTCAATCTTGAATTAGGATTTTTAGCTGCTTTTGGGAACTTTCTCATTTGTCCTGCCGAACGTGCACAAAATGATTTACGTCTTTTTGCTGCTTTACTACCTTTTTTAACTTTACCTGTAACAGCTGTTTTTAGCTTACTTCCTGGATTTAATTTTCTGTAGGCTTTTACACCTGCTTTAGTCATTCCAGCACCTTTTTTAGTAGGTCTAAAATTCTTTTTATTTCGTGCAGGCATTTTAGCTTTTTTTCTTGGCACGGGTGCTCCTTTTCTTTTTAACAAAAGTTCTTACATTAGTAGGTTTACCACCAGGATTTCCTGCAGCTCTTTTTCTTCTTACAGCACTCGCACGTTGCGAAGCTGTCATACTTCTTGCTTTACTTCTTGGTACGCATTTAGGATATTTACGTTTACTTTTACCTTTAGCAGATTTTCTACCACACTTTTGAAATTTACCTTTTTTCTTAGGTGCACCTATATCTACCCAATCACCTTTAGGACCTTTACCAAACCATGCTGTTAATCCACCACTAGGTTTTGCCACGTTTTTTCCTTGCTTTTCTTATAGCTTCTTTACCTTTTTTAAATATACTTACTACTTGCGTTTTACCCATGACTTTTGCTCTTTGTTCGCCAACAGTGAGTATTTGAATTTTTCTTGCAAAAGGTTTACTAACCTTTTTAACTTTTGCAACTGTTGCTCTTGCATCTGCAGGAGTAGCAAATTTAATTTTAACTGTGTCTTTAGGGTTTTCATCAGTATATAATCTTCTTCCACTTCCTTTAGGTTTTTTACCAGTCCCTTTTTTAGGGTCTTTTTTACGTTTACCTCTTGCCACGTTTTTTAGTTCCTTTTCTTGCTTTTTTCATTTGAGCTGCAGTAGGTGCACCTTTAGCACCTTTCTTACGCATTTTCTCTCCAGAACCAGCTTTGATTCTTTTACGTTTTGCGTGTATATTCGCCCATAAACCTTTACGTGCCATTTTTACTTTTTAGTCCTATATCCGCCACCACGTTTTTTATAAGTTCTAACCAACCAACCATTTGCATAAGCACTTGGATAAACTTTAAATTTACGTTTTGCTTCAGCTTTTACCCTTGCATATAATGCAGGATTTGTTGGCACTGCTTTAGATTTAGATGACTTCTTTTTCTTAGCAGGTCTCTTTTTTGCTTTAGCCATAATTACTCCTTATATAAATTATCGAATGTTATAGTAGGGTCAAGATAACTTTCATGCCCTTCTGCAGAGTGTAAGTGTTGTGAGGGTGTAAACTGTGGTGCACCTTCACCAGTTACCCAAAGTGCTGGGCTAGTAGCTCTTACTCTGTTATTAGGTAAAGCAACTATATTACCTTTCCATTCACAATCCTCTGTTATATATATAACATGTGATTGTTTATGTTGTGCAGGACAATCAGCTATTTCGTTATTTGTGTAATCTACTGTAAACATATATTTACCAGTATAAAACTTTCCATCGATTTTGCAAAGCCATGGCGATGAACTTACTCTATCCATAACCACGACAGCATGGTCTCTTGATTCACAATCCCATGGCTGACATAAATGGTCTTCCATAGGAACAGCCCACTCATCTACTGGAATATCTGCAATTAATCCTTGTATTGGCATACGTGCCCACATAGCACCGCCGTGTATATTACCTTCGTCCCAATCATCATACTCCCTCTCGCAACCTGTAAAAACAACTTGGAAACTCAATGACCTGTCTGGTATAGTATTTACAGCAAAAGCAATAGCATGTAAAAACTCTCCATGATATTGCTGATGATTAGCTGTAAATTCTCTGCGCACCCAACATTTAAAGTGCGGAATATTACTTATGAGGTGAGGCACTTACTTCTTCTTTTTCTTCATAGTTTTCTTTTTCATGCCGCCTTTCTTTTTATATTTAGAACTTTTGAGTTTTCCGCCTCTTTTCATTCCTTTAGCTTTTTTCATGACCATACTATTCTCCTTTTAATACTCTATCTTTTAACCTAATCGCACGAGGACCAACTTGGGTCGCCCAACGACTATCCAACATTTCAACTGCAGCAGTTTCCCAATCATGTTCTTCTAATGCAGCTAAAAACTTTTTAAACTTTAATAATCTTGTAATACCTAAATTGAAACACATATTTGCTAATACCCTTTGAATATCTTCGGGTAGATGAATCCACCATTCTAAGTTCCTATCTAGTTCTGTAGTGACCGTATTTATATCTTTTTCAAAACACTCGTTTATTCTATTTTCAGAAATAGGTGTGCCTACATCTTGTCCATGTTCTAGGTCTGTTTCTAATATAAGATGTCCTATCCCAAAAGTTGGATATCCTAAATGGTCTAAATAAATTTTATCTATACAACCCTCATCGAATTTTAATTCTTCTCTTAATTTATCTATATTCATAGTATCTTGATTGTTGTCGCCCCTCCAGTTGACACTGTTACTTTTCCTAGAAGTGCTGTCCCCTGAACTCCATTTTCTTCCCCAACGTATAAATCTATCCATTCAGTACCACTCCATAACTGTAATTGATTTGTGCTTAGATTAAAAATTATATCTCCTTTATTAAATTTGTTCAAATTTCTTTGAGTTTCATTTACAGCTAGAGTAGAATCAATATCAACAGAATTTAAAGATAATTCTAAAACTCTACTTAATCTATTAAAAGTTTCAGGGTTTACTTGTCCTTGGGCAGTCGGTAATTTAGTTTCTAAAAGTTTACTCATTATCTTTTACCGTCTGGTTTTACATCTAATCTAGTAGCACCTAACCTAAAACTCATACCTAAATCATTAGTATCATCATCATTAGATTGAACTCTTAATACAGCTTGTCTACCACGTAATCTAGTATCTAATTTTGTTGTATTAGAAAAACAAGATGATGTGCTTACAGTTGTCAAACTTTCTCCTGGAAAATTTCTTCTTTTTAAAACAAAATCTAATTTTTGTCCTGATGACCCAGTTGAACCTGTACCCGTAAATTTTACATCGGGAATAACTCTACTTATGTGTTGAAACATATCCCCCTCACCTAAATCAAAATCACTTGATTCTATAAAAACATTTTGCATAGCACTTCCATCATCGTCGTTACCTACTTCATGATTGAAAATACAACTCGAATTAGTAGATATTTCATGAGTAGCTATAGGTTTTTCAAAAACACCTTCATCTAACCAAGCATTTCTAGATAATTGACCTATAGACCATACATTTTCATTGTAATTATACACAACGTATCTGTCTATGTTTATTGCATCAGTAGAACAATAAAACCAACCTACCTCATCAAAAGCTTTATTAGAAAAAGCAAAAATCTGGAAACTTTGTGAATCGTTTATATCACTAAAAACATAATCTAATACACTACAAGGTAAACTTTGTACTTGACCTGTATATCCGTAAAAACCTTTTTTATCCATCCAAAAAATACCTTTAGGTGTATTTATAGCAGCATTAGGACCAACTAAACCCACACCCTCATTTACTAAATTTACACCAAAAGTAAAAGGCTGTCCAACGAAACTTAAAGAATATAAAGAAGTATCTGTCCAAACTAAAGTCTCTTGTCTAGCTCTTAATGCACCGATTATAGAAGACCCCGCAGATAACCTTAAAGAACCTGCTGTATTAGTAGGTAAAGGTTCCCATTGCGTTACATCTTCTTGGTCGCTAAATGCTATTAACATAGGGTCTATAGTTCCTGACCGTGACGAATCAACTATTGGGTCTGCACCAAAACATATAACGTGTCTATCTATATCGCTTACTAAAACTTGTAATGCTACTGTTGGTGGTAAATTAGCATTCGATAAATTAGATAATGACACAGCTCTTGATGATGTGCCACCACTTGTGTCCCAATAATAAACACCACCGTTTCTTACATTAAATACTAAATCTTCACCGAAATTATCATGTGAGTAAACACGTAATTGATTTGTATTACTAAGAGCTTCAACTGAACCAAAAGTGCCTTCACCCCAACCACTAGCACCCCAACCAGAAGATGGAACGTAAACATCTAGACCAACATTTATTTGATAGACCCCAACAACAGAAGAGCCACCATTACCACTATCTGAAGAATTTGCAGTAACAGTAACACCAGATGTGTCTTTTGCTTCTATTGTGTAGCTATTAGCATTTACTATAGTTGCTATTTGGTATTCTTGATTCAAAACTGCGGCAGTCACGTTACCGCCTAAAGAAGAAGCACCACTAAAAGTTACAAAATCGTTTTTGACAGCCCCATGTGTTGTATCAGATACGGTTATAGTAGCGTCACCATTAGAAGCAGAAAACGTTACATCACCTGCTGATGTGGTTAATCTTATCGGTGTAACATCATAATAATTAGAGCCTTCTAATACATAATATTTTTGTGTAGCACCTATACCTAAATACTGTGTTCCACTCAGAGCTGTCCATGCATGTAAGGCTCTACCACGTGAAATAAATGTATTAACATTTCTTTTTACCCAGCCACCAATTTTTTCTGGCAAACCTTTTCTAAAACGCACCAAATTACTATCGAACCAACCACCTTCATTTGCATATGCAGTAAGTTCTTTGTTTATTCCTGGTTTAAAAATAAATTTTTGTAAAGGCACTTTTTCTCCTAAATAAAACTAGCAAATACTATAGAGCCTAGTATAAACGGATAAACCCCCCATAACAACATTTCTAATCTTTTGAATTTAGCAGAACCTTCGTCTAATCTTTTTTCGATATATTCATAACGAATAGCACATTCTCTTTCATGTGCGTTAAGTTCTGCTGTTACGTCTTTTACTGTAGGCATTACTTTTCTTTAGCTTTGCCTATATTTAAAGCACACCAATCAATTACTTTATATAAGTAACTAAACCAGTGGTCATCTTTTGGAGTTGGTGTTATAGCTGCTATTACAGAAGCAATAGATATAATAGCTGTAACCCACATAATTATATTTAACCACATCATTTTAAATTTCCTCCTCTGGAATTTTATCTTTTAAAACCTCGTCAGCTTTTTCTTTTGTTGAAGCTATAAACTGATTAGTAAAAAAATGTAATGCTGCATCAACTTGTGACATATCAAACAACATACTTTCTTTTTTACTTCTTAAATTAGTAATTTGATTTGCAAGATATTTTTGTTTATCAGACATTTCAGATTCTAATATTTCGGTATCGCCTATTACAGCTTTACTTTCTTCTTTTTCCATTTTTAACTAGGTACGCTAAATGCTTGGTCTGGTGTACTTAGTGTAGGTGGGTTGGTTATAACGCTATCTACTTGACTAGCAAATATTGAATCCCATTGTGATACAGGACATATTGCTACTAAATCAGCATTAGACCAACTACCTTTTGCTTTTAAAGTAAAGTTAGTAGTTGTATTACCACTTGCGTCTGTATCTGTTTGATTTACTGTAGTGTTAAAAGTAGATGTATAGTAAGTGCTATCGCCTTCACTATCGTTTTCATACTTCATTTGTATATCCCACTTATCTACTTTACTAGATGAGTTTATATAAGGTGTGCAACTTATAATTGCTTTTGTTACTGCCATTTTATTCTCCTTCGTTTAATTTAGTTTTTAATTCTTCTACTTGTGCAGAAAGTTCTTTTACTGCATTTACAAGATACCATGTCATATTATCTGCATTTACAGTTTTACAACCAGTATCTTCTGTATTCACAATATCTGGTAAAATATCTTCTACCTCTTGTGCAATTACTCCTAGTTGTAAACCTTCTTTTTTAATAGCTGTATGAGTTGGCAACTCTGTTATTTCTTCTGCTGTTTTATATTCAAAGTTTCTAACTTGTATCTGATTAATTTTTTCTAGCCCTATATCATTATTAACTATATTCTTTTTAATTCTTTTATCAGAGGTTGTAGCCCAAGAAGATGAATTATTACCTTGAAATAAATTACCATCACCCGGGGGTGCGATAAATCCCGTGCCATCACCTTTACCAGTTTTTGAAACACCTATTACTAATTCAGAATTACCACTACCACTTGTATTAACTGCATATCCAAATAATACACAACTTGAAGCATCTACTATTGCTAGACCTGCAGATGTACCAACTACTGTATTATTATTGCCTGTAGTTATACTGTTAGCAGTTGAGCTACCTATTGCAATATTATTACCGCAACCAGAACCTGATTGCAGAGCATTTGTACCTACTGCTGTATTATGGTCATTATTAGTAAGTGTTTCCAAGGCAGATTTACCAACAGCAGTGTTTGATGTACCTGTAGTGTTTGATTTAAGTGACCTCATACCAACTGCTGTGTTGTTACTCGCTGTGGTATTTGCAATTAAACTTTCACTACCAATTGCTGTGTTGCTTCCACCAGTAGTATTTCCTCCTAATGCACCATTACCGAAAGCTGCATTATCTCCTCCCGTTGTGTTTGCATCCATTGATAATCTTCCAACCGAAGTATTTTCAGAACCTGTAGTGTTTGATAACATCGCATTTAAACCAACTGCTGTGTTGTTGCTTGCTGTGGTATTTTGCTGTAGAGCATCTGAGCCTAAAGCAGTATTACCAGCTCCAGTTGTATTATTTTTTAAAGC